CTTCTTGTTAAGTTGCGCAATAAGTTTCCTTGCATCAGCATTTATCATCTCTTACTTCCATCCGCGTTGTATCCATCTGGCATTGGGTTAAAGTTATTTCGTACATCATTTCCTATCGCACCTTTTGCGGCGCCTTCTACTTTGGCTCCAGTTAACGCTCCGTACCTGGAACCTGATTGACTAATTGGATAACCGCAGTCGTAACAGCGTGGGGCTGCATTTTGAACTGCTAAATAATTATTACCTGAACACTCAGGACAACGAGCTGTTTGTGATGCGCTCTGTGCAGTTGTTTGAGTTACCTGAGGTTGTGGTGGAATAAACTGCGTCATAGGCTGCTGCGTTTGCGGCATAGGGTTGTTTGCTGGACGTTGCACTGGCGCCTGTGGCTGTGTACCCAGTTGCTTTGACCACCAGTCTGCATTACTCATTTAGCTTCTCCCCACTTGTCTACAATCTTTACATCAGCAATAAGCGGAACCGTAATCTCTGGAAGTTTGATGTTCTCCATAGACTCACGAATCGCTTCAGCTGTTTCTGTTACTAGGTCTTCACGGGCAACAGTAACGAGTTCATCGTGCACAGTCAATAGGACATTCACATTTGGCTCATCCACAAAGCAAGAATGCGCTCTTACAATAGCTAATTTCATAATATCTGCTGCGGAACCTTGAATGACGGTGTTAAAAGCTTGGCGGTCTGCTCTGCTTTTTAACCCTCTTTCAGAGCTTTTTAAATCTGGGATATATCTACGACGACCAAACAGTGTTTCTACATAAGGAGTGGGCCCACGTTGGGAAGCTAACCGAATGACCTTTGCTCTGTACTTATCAATGTCATTGAACCGCTTAGTAAAGTCGTTTAAAAGTTTCTTGGCTGCGTCAACAGATAGCCCCAAAGACGAAGCAATCTTGTCAGGACCTACACCGTAAGTCATTGCTAGAACTAATACTTTTCCTGCTTTACGGTCTAACCCAACAGTGTCACCAATGGTTGTGTAAATATCTTTACCGTTCAAGTAGTTGTCCATCATAATTGGGTCGTTAGAAAACGAAGCAACAATGCGTGGTTCAATCTGTGAGTAGTCTGCTACAACTAACTTATAGCCTGGTGGAGCAACAAACAGATTACGAATTAACTTGCCGTACTTACCGCTACTTGGAATGTTCTGTAGATTTGGGTCACTACTGGAAAACCGTCCGGTCTCTGCTCCGTGTGATTTAAAACTGGTGTGCACTTTGCCATCAATCATTAAAGACTTCTTCTCAATGATGCGAGACTTTCCTAGGTTGGTACGAGTAATCTCTCCACCTAAGTACGGCATTACATACGTTGTCATAAGTTTATTTAAATCTTGGTAATCCAAAATAGCATCTACTAGTTCATCTTTAGAGCGATAGAACTCCAACGCATCGGACGATACGGAGTATTGATTAATAGTAGGTGCCTGACCTGCAGCCAACATATCTTGGCCTTTACTTGTTAAAGCAATCTTTACTTTAAGGTTTGGTTTAATCCCTCGTCCTTCTGGCTTAGGAGAAAACAAAATCTGTTGTTTCTCTTGTACTGAGTTCATAGAAAAAGCTTTACCTGCTAGTTTCCATGCCCTAGCTTTAGCGTCGTCAATATCAATCTCTAACTTCTTTTTGAGACTCTCAAGTTCTTCTACGTCAACGGTTGCGCCAGCTAACTCCATATCGCACAGAGCGCCAACAACGTCCATCTCTAAACCCCACACACGAGCAAGGCTGCCTGTTAATCTAGGCTCTAACTCCTTGTACAACTTCCAAGTTACTTCGGCGTCAAACCCTGAGTAGTGGGCAACATCAGAAAATGAATGAGCCTCAACCATTGCTCCAATACCTTTTTCAACTTTAATCTTCAGGTACTTTTCAGAACAATCTTTTAATCCTAGTTTTCCACGATTGCGGTTGTCTAAAATAAAAGCAGCCATCAAAGTATCAAAGAAAGGTTTTTTAGGAACAACACCCCTGTAGTACTTGGCAATAGACTTTAAATCAAACTTAACGTTATGTCCAACCTTTAACTGGGCGCTAAAGAACAATGGCTTAAGAGCCTTAAACACATCGCCTGGCAGTAACTGAGCAGGGGGCGCATCAAACACAGGGTTCCACTTTGCTTGGTTTTTTGAGTAATCAGTTTCTTTTACTTCTTTACCTGCAGCAAGTTTCTTTTGCCCACTTAGCAAAAGCTCTTTATCCCAATGTAAGAACTCACCGTTAGGGTGACCCATAGGGATAACATCTGTTCTTCCATCTGTGGCAAATGAAATCCAAAGTACGTCATTGACAACTGGTTGGATTCTATTTTCTCCAACTGTTTCAACGTCAAATGCAAAACCATCTACCTTGGAGTAGAACTCAACAAGGTCTTGTAACTGTTCTTTTGTTGTAATTATATTCATTTTAATCCCCTCTAGAAAATGTAATGGGGGGCCTGAAAACGGAAGACAGGCCCCCCACTACGGTGGAAGCTTTACGCTATTGAACGAGCAATTTCAAGAAGTTCGGAGCGAGGGGTCTCACGTACTACTTCGTCCGCTGTGAAGGGAACAGCGGCTGCGATTTGTTCATTAACGTTGTCCAAAGACAACTTCCACTCCTCAGCAAGGTCACGACCACGCACATAGTTGAGGGTGTACTGTGTCGTTGGTCCTGTACCCATGCGAGAAATTTCCCAGAACTCACGGTCAAGTGGTCCCTTACGCTCATCATCGTGAGCTTTCTTAATCTGACGGGCAAGTGAAGGTGGTGCAGTCAAAACCTGTACGCCAACGGTATCGCCAACAAGTACAAGAATGTTGAATGCAAACTTTCCACGAGGCTTGTCACCAAGTACTTCGCAGAGTGGGCAACTATCTCCAAGACAGACAAAAGACTTCTTACCCTTTGGGCGTTCAATCCAGTGCTGTTCGTAAGTTGCGAATGGGCGGTCTTGCAAGAACTTAATGAGCTGTGGCTCATCAGCAAAACGGAAATCTGTTGGGAACTCAGAGTTGTTTGCTGTAAGCAAAGCTTCTACTGCATCCCAGCCTTCTTGAACTGTTGTTCCAACTTTAGGTTGGAGGTCTTCGCTGTCTTCAGCGAGGTATGTGTCAGCATCAACTGACGGTTTTGTGATTGTCATTTGTTTCCTTAGGTAATGAGGCCTAACGGCTCTCGGTGGATGTGATGTCCTTCCAGCGGCTGATTAGTGCCTCTGTAAGGTCTTCGTGTTGGCCCCACTCTACACGAGCAGTGCCTAATAAACCTCTTTTGGCGAATTCGTCAATCGTGGCTTCAATCAATGAGCGAGTATATACACGGTTACCGCCAGTCTTCTTACCGCCAAGAGTCTTGGCACGAAGTCTGTACGGAGCTCTAGGTATGTACCCTTTACGCTCCCATAAACGAACAGAGACAATAGATTTTTCTAACGCTTGCGCTAACGCACCGATAGTAAATACTTCTGTGTCTACTCCGCCTAATCGTTTAACAATTGGGTTTGCATCCCAACCGTTTGTTTCCCCCGCCTTACGGCGAGAAACTTTTGGGTCTGGTTCTCTACGTTTCTTTTTAGAGCCGGGGATAAACTCTAAATCAGCAAATGCTTTTTCAATCTCGTCATCACTACGTAGCCCAGCCATAGTCTACTTCTTTAGGACAAGCGCCCAAGTAACTGAAGATGGGTACATCTCATCAACTTCTGCTTCTGTTAGCTCATCGTTGTAGAGAGCAGCCATCAAAGCGTCTTCGTCAACAACACGTACCATCTTGTAAAGAGTGTCTTCCATTGCTTTTTCAGTAATGATTTCTTCTGCTCGGAACTCGTCAATCTTACGAGATACACGGCGTTGCTTAACTACAGCACTGTAACCATCTACTTCTTCTGGAAGTTCAAGAACAATGTTGCCCTTGTCGTCTTCTTCGCCCTCAACATCAAGAACCTCAAACAGTTCTAAACGAAGAGCTTTCTGTTCTTTCTCCAAGTAATCAAGTTGTGATTTCAAAAAAGAATACTTCTTAGCGCGAGCAATTAAATCTGTTTCATCTACGTTGCGCGGTTCTTCTGGTGATACTTTTGCCATGTTATGCCCCCTTCAGGAAGTTAAGAAGACTTCCTACTGTTAAGTCTACACCACCTCTAGTATTTATGCCTTCACCGTCCATTACTGCGTCTGCAATGGCGTTTTTCTGCATTAACATCTGGTGTTGTCTTTCTTCTATGGAGTCTAGCACGA